TCTCTTTTAAGACTATCTTCATTCGCTTTTGGTGAATTTTTGCATAATTCTTATTTTTAGGTGACATCACTTCACGCGTGACTCTCTTCATTTCACGTTGTATGGGTTTGATTTTCTTCTTCCACGACTTCAAATAAAGCTTTTGAATTATAACGTTGTCTAATGTTTTCAATAGATGAGAATAATTATTTTTTAACGTGCAGATGGAATATATGGTTCTCAATCCAAGTCTTTCTTGTAGTGCAATATCTTTTTGAAGATTCCCATATAAGTAAGACTCAATTATTCTTTCACATCTTTCATTAGAACACGCCCTCAGCGTTGATGCTATTTTATACTTAGTTTCTTCTGAAAGTCGCTTATTAATTTCACCACCTGTCGTGCAATTGTAGCCATGTGGGGCAAGTGTTTCAAATTGCTTAATCATCAATTGTTCGTAATGCCCTGCTTCATTTTCCTCACATAACCATAAAACTTTCACATGCATATTTTTCCATCTATACTTTTGTATAGCCCTTTTCAACAAGATACAATTTGAACGGGGCTTCTGATGTCCTTTCATTCTTTCTTTCATGTTCCATGTCTGCCCTATGTAGGACTTTTTGGATGGAGAGGTGATTTTGTAAATAGAATACATTACTACTAATACTCATTTTGCTTTTAAGCAAAAAAATAAAAAGAAAGATAAAAAGCCGCTGGTGGAATTAATCCACGATGTCTTGGTGTTTCCGAAGAAACGAAGTGTCAACTGTGGGGATCGAACCCACGCCAGCTTACGCTGACCGCATAACTTAATTGATTTTCATCATATTCTTAAGTGCGGCTCCTTAGACCACTCGGACAAGTTGACGGATGCCTTCAATAGGGTTGTTTCGATCAACCTTTATATTCAAATCTCGCTGCGTAACCAATTTGCATACAATGTCTTGGTGTTTCCGAAGAAACGAAGTGTCAACTGTGGGGATCGAACCCACTCCAGCTTACGCTGACCGCATAACTTAATTGATTTTCATCATATTTTTGTGCGGCTCCTTAGACCACTCGGACAAGTTGGCAGATGCCTTCAATAGGGTTGTTTTGATCAACCGTTACCAGATTATGTGCGCCCTATATTCGCAGTCATCGAATGGTCACTGGTTCGATTCCGGTAGTCTGGAGTCAGAAAAATATTTTGTTTTTTGTTTTTTTGTATTTAAACAACCAAATATAAAGCATCTGCACGTATTATAACTACCAGCACTCCAAACAATGATGAGTGTGCAAACTCAAGCAAATGAAACAAACGATGAAATTACAATCTATCCAACATTTGATGAAATGGGTATTGATGCTTCACTCCTACGTGGCATTTACGCATATGGTTTTGAACATCCAAGTGCAATTCAGCAAAGAGGTATTGTTCCATTAAGTACTGGACGAGACATTCTTGCACAGTCGCAGTCAGGAACAGGAAAAACCGCGACGTTCTTAATCGGAAGTCTTATGCAGGTGATCGATGATTTTATTGACAATCCACAAGTTCTTATCATTACACCAACACGAGAATTGGCACTCCAAATTAAAAATGTATCTGATGCTCTCACGAATTACAGAGATACCAAGTGTAGTGTATTTATTGGTGGTTCCAGTGTTCAAGATGACATTCGAAAACTCCGGAACGAAGTGAACCACGTCATTGTTGGTACACCCGGACGAATTCTGCATTTACTCTCAAAGAAACACTTGAGTCTCAAGGCATTAAAATGTGTCATACTAGATGAAGTGGACGAGATGCTTTCAGTAGGATTTGAAACTCAAATCCGTGACATATTCGAAGACGTTGACACGAAATGCCAAGTGGCATTATTTAGTGCCACTCTGTCAGAACATTCCAAAACCATTGCCGAAAAAATTTTGAACAACCCTTGTAAGATCTTAGTGAAAAATGCAGAAGTTACACTTGATGGGATTTCTCAGTTCCATATAAACGTCCAACGAGAAGACTACAAATTTCCAACACTACTTGACATATATGATAAACTGTCTATTAGTCAAACAATTATTTATGTCAATTCCAAGAAGAAAGCAGATTACCTCCAAGATGAATTGCGCCGAGAGGGTCATTCTGTCTCATGTCTTCACGGAGATCTGTCTCAAAATGAAAGAAACACAGTACTTAATGAATACCGTTCAGGCACAGCACGTATTCTCATAGCAACTGATATCATTGCAAGAGGTATTGACATTCAGCAAGTGAGTATTGTCATTAATTATGATTTGCCCATCCAGAAAGAAACATACATTCACAGGATTGGGCGTAGTGGACGCTTCGGGCGAAAAGGAGTCGCCATTAATTTGGTTGCTCACTACGACGAGCAAAAGTTGAAAGATATTGAGAACTTTTACACTACTGAAATATGTGAAATGCCTATGGACATCAGTGATTACATTTAATTGACCTGACAAGATATTCTTGCCAAATGATTCCCTTTTTTTTTCATTCTTTTTTTCTTTCTCTTTTGTATAGAATGTCACATTCAAACCCGATCAATATTCCTGGCCGCAAATTAGCTTCTTCTGTTCCACCACAGGGTAATAATCCGCCAAATGTCTTCTCACCACCTCAGTCTTGTGCTTCATCATTCGACATATACTGTGGACATTTGGAAAGTGCATCACACTTTCGAGATCAATGGAAGAATCATGTGAGCTCATTCAAAGATTCGAACCATATGAAAAACTACTCATTGAAGGAGTCAACGAACTTAAAACCATCGCTTACAAAAAAAAATAAGAATGTTCCGCAATAAAAACGATATCCTACTAACCTCTCTGCAAGGATTTTTCCTACATAACAAGAGTTTCCGAATCAAAAACATTTTACCTATTTTGTACGGAAAATCAAAGGTATCTTTACGCGTTATTGATTGGTTTGTTACAAACTTTTCGAAGCAGAAGAATACTCGTTTAAAAGACGAAAACACTGGACGGCATTGCATTGTCTATTTGGATTATAAAGCACAATTAAAAGCGTTTTCGAAGAAACAATTTGACCCATTCTGTAGACGCAATCGAATTAAGTTTTTCTACAGTACCAGCGATTTTATTGAGACAACGATTGGACAACTTAACTTTTTTCGTTGGGCTTTACAAAGAGGCATATTAGATTTTCTTGAAAATAATCTCGCTATGATAGAAAGGGAAATGAATTTGTATTACAAGCGGAAAACACAAATTGCTAATCGCCCAACCAAATTGTTAAAATCAACAGTAAATCGACATAAAAACGTGAGCATCATTCTAACGTTCGAATAAAAGACCAAGGAGACAAAAAAATCAGTAAAACTTAATTGTAGCGAACAAGATTACTCTCTTTTGAAGAATACCATATTTGACTTGCTATGAGGTCACCAGATAACCTATATAAATAATATTTGAAAAGGATAAGGATATATGGCGTCAAGGCGCATTTTACACGAATTCAAAGAGTTGAATAATGATAATTCAATTGTCTGTTTAGCTCGCGCAGTAGATAACGAAATAAATACGTGGAATCTCGCAATGCAAGGCCCAGTAGACACTCCGTATGAGACGGGTTCTTTCATTATCCGCGTAGTTTTCTCAGCAGATCATCCATTTAGCCCACCTGCTCTACAATTTCAAACAAGGATATACCATCCAAATATTGATTCGCAAGGAAACATTTGTATCGATATTTTGAAAGACAATTGGAGTCCAGTGCTTTCCATTTCTAAGATAGTGACCTCACTACAATCCTTATTGGCCGAACCAAATCCCCACGATCCGCTTGTGCAAGAAAGTGCGGATCTATACCTTGACGATCGCGACGAATTCAATGCAAAAGCGAAATTATGGTGCAATTTATATGCAAGTTCTTCCTCTCTTCAAGCATAACTCATATTATTTGTCTTTATTTCTTTGTATTTTGATAGATTTCCAATTTTATCATTATCTAAAAACAAAAAGTATTACTAGTATATATACACGGTAGAAATGCCAGGTGGACTCATTCAATTGACAGTGACAGGAAAACAAAACAAGGTGCTGACAGGACAGCCTACTATGACTTATTTTAAGTATGCGTACAATCAACATACAAATTTTGCGTGCGAAAGCATTGCACAATCCTTTAATGGTTCGGTTGATTTCGGACAAAAAGTGAATACCACTATATCACGAAATGGAGATCTTATTACTAATATGACACTAGAAGTGAACCTTCCCAATATCAACAGTAACAACTCGGCGGACGAAAACGGTGACAAAACCATAGTGAACTGGACAAATGCCATCGGGCACCGTCTGATTGAGTGGGTGTCCATTGAAGTAGGTGGTCAGGAAGTGGATAGACATCGTGGGGAGTGGTTGGAAATTAATAGCGAATTAACCCTGAATGAGAGTCACAAAAAGGCCTATTATAAGATGGTTGGAAAACAGGAATTTTATTTCATCGAGAACAATGACCAGAAGAAAACACTGTACATACCTCTACAGTTTTGGTTCTGTAAGGAAAGTGGTTTAGCGTTGCCATTAGTGGCACTGCAACACCATGATGTTAAAGTACACGTCAAATTTAGGTCATTGAATGAGTGTATTACATCCCACACAGTAAGAGCTAATGGAGAAATTATCGAAAATGCATCGCCCCAAGTTGATCACAACCATTCTAGCATCCTTAGTTCCCGACTTCTTTGCGATTTCGTATACCTCGATGTGTGTGAGCGAAAGTGGTATGCTCAGCATTCACACAAGTATCTCATTGAGCAAGTACAATACAACGGATTAGGCGGAGTGATTACATCGTCCGATTCGAAGCTGCCTCTAGAATTTAATCACGCGTGCAAAGAACTCATTTGGTACGCAACATTGACAAATAAAGCCCACAAGAACGATTGGCTGAACTTTGGCAAAACAAACAACTCTGATAAGTACCTTTGGGGACCGCGTGATAATGATGACATTCTGAAAACGGTGACTCTGTATTTGAATGGACACGAGCGTGTTGAAGAACGGAGAGCCGACTACTTTCGTGTTGTAAATGCTCTGACGTACCATACGTCAAACCCTTCCAACTATATATATACGTACTCATTCGCATTACACCCAGAAAAGCAACAACCATCAGGTGCCCTCAACTTTAGTTTAATTGATGAAGCCCTCTTACATCTGAAAACAAATGTCCAACCAGGAACGTCATATGAACTCCACGCATACGCCAAAAACTACAATATGTTGATTATAACGCAGGGTATGGGAGGATTAGCGTTTAATATTTAAGTGTAATAGACGCGAAATTGCTTCTTCAATGAGCTGACGAGGTTCTCCGGTAGGAAATTCTAGAGCAGCGTCAGACCACCACAGTAGACGTGTTGACCACGAACTGTTCTCAATATCGGAGTCTCGCCAAAGTGCGTAATGAGGAAGTCTTTTGTATCTTGATAGTAAAGCATTCCTCCACTCACATTCTTCACTTGCAGGAAAAAACATGTCTTATTCAAAGGAACTACTGTACTTGATTTATTCTTCTTTGCTTTATGTCTGACACTTTAGAATATAAAGATTCAAATCAAATAATAATGTGTTTAACACAACACAATGAATAAGGAAAACTCAGACACTTCAGCTAAAAAGCTAATACGAATCAAGAAGAAGAAGAAAAACATCTTTTGTATGAACTGCGGAAAGCAGGGTCATAAATATAAATTCTGTCGCCAACCTATAATTAGTGCTGGTATCATTTTGTACAGAAGGCGAGCGTTTACTAAGAAGATTGAATTCTTACATATATGTAGGAAAGACACTATTGGATATGTAGACTTTGTTAGGGGTAAGTATCGCTTGGGTGATGTCGTTTATATCCAGAAATTAGTAAACATGATGACGAATGGAGAAAAAGTTAAAATTCAAGAACTATCATTCACGCAACTGTGGCGTGATATTTGGTGTATTTCAGATGATAATCTAAAAGTGAATAGGCACAAGTTTGAATTTGATAAATCGGCAAAGCGTTTGAAGATTCTAAAACAAGGGTATATATTGAAGCATCAGCAGACATTTGTGTCGCTTTCCTTGCTACTCGCTCAATCTCCAAATATATATACATCACCAGAATGGGGATTTCCTAAGGGCAGACGATCTATTGGGGAAACGGATTTAGAGTGCGCTATGCGAGAATTTACGGAAGAAACAGGAATTCCTCCTAAGGATCATTCGATTCTTCCATCGCGCCCTATTGTAAGTGTGTTCATGGGGCAGAACAATCGAAAGTATAAGCATATATTCTTCGTTTCAAAATACAACGGAAATAAGAAATATCTCAACATCGATCAAAATAACATTTTGCAAAAGTCTGAAATTGGGGCAATTGATTGGTTCACATTACAAGAAGCATGTGCCCATTTCCGTGAGTACAATCAATTGAAAGTGCGTAGCTTAAAAATCGCCTGCAAAATTATTCCACATTATTCCAAATAAAATGTCTGTAAAAGGCATATATTGGACTCTGTAAAATGGAGTTAAAAGAGTTTTATGATACGTTCAATAATCTGCGCAAGTCGATTTTGAATACAAAAACTGAAAGTGAGCGTAAATCCAATGAAGAACAACAAGAAGAAGTTGCACTAAAAATTGAAAAATGGTTCATTGACCACCCAGATAAATCTCCATATCGAGCTATGCCGTATCAAACGGATCAACAATTCAATGCAAAGATATCCGAGCAGGCAAAATTCAATGTTTGGAATCAGTCCCCAGATGCAACACACGACAAAGATCAATTTATTCGAACCGATTCTCAAAACTTTGTCAAAACTTTTATTCATCCAAATAGTCCATATCACAGCATTATATTATGGCATGGAACTGGAGTTGGTAAAACATGTTCAGCCATTGGTATTGCAGAGCAGTACACAGAACAAATATTTTCAATGAATAAGAAAGTGTGGATTGTCTGTCCGAAAGCATTGATAAGTACGTGGTATAACGAAATTTTTAATGTCTTTACTGCCGTTGCAGCACAGGTAAAATCAGGTACTAGCTTACAGTCACGTTCAAAAATTGTCCAATGTACAGGACATCGATACACGTCCATCTTTGAAACTCTAATGAAAGAATTGGATGGAGACATTCAAAAAGTTCAAAAACGAATACAGACTCACATTGAAAAATACTATCGCATCATTAACTACGAGAAATTTGTCCAAGTCGTCGAAGATATCCGGAACAACACAGCATCAGCATTCGAAGGAGACATGATTCGACAATTAAAGCGTGAATTCAGTCACGCAATGATTATCATTGACGAAGCACACAGTTTACGCAAAACACGCGGAGACACCACAAATCGAAGTGTAAATGCTCTGCGATCTATACGGTCTGTCAAAGTTCCTAGAGGCACTGTTATTTCACTTTCAAATCGTCGCGGGTTACGAAAGGGTGAATTTTCCAAAAACATACATAAAAATGCAACAGCAATTCGTTTGGGCACAAAAGGCACTGGTGGAATGCGCATTGACCGAATTTCGGGAAACGGTACTGTCATATTGTATGAAAAAACTAAATATCAAGGACGTTCCATCGTAATTGCACCAAACATTGAGACATTTACGATCAAAAAAGTAACAAAGACTATTACAGATGTGCTTCAGTATATAACACGGCATTCAGATCAACTGAAACTCATTCTACTCAGTGCAACGCCTGTCTACGATTCACACGAAGAGATTGTAGACCTCGTTAATATGTGCCGTTTGAACGATAAGCGCCCGATGTGGTCTCGCCCTCAAGTATTTCCATCTGACCTAAGTCTAAAGGATACATCTCATCCATTGTATAATTTCACAAAAGGCTATGTATCATATGTACGCGGTGCAGATCCGAAGACGTTTCCTACTGTCATGTATCCGCCAACGTCTCAAACTAAAGCTCTTTCAACCCTAAGAGTATATCCTTCATTACTTACAGATAACCAAGCACAACGTCTCGAAGAAAAAAAAAATGTATCCGACATAGACCCGTCAAAGAAAATGATTTCGACATTAATGTTCCCGAACGGAGGTTATGATAACCAGGCATTTCACGCGCTATTTACTTCTCGCACAAATGCGCCACCATTTACACAACCCAATGGCAAGAGTATGTTTTCTAAGAGTACATTATCCACATACTCGCCTAAATACAAAAATGTTTTGCGTGAAATACAGAGGTGCAAGGGTATTGTTTTCGTGTACACCGAATATCTTGTGACGGGCGCATTCACCATTGCAATGATGTTAGAAGAAAACGGTTTCCATCGATACTCTTCAGCCTCGTTCCCCCGACCAGCAATGCTACAAAATATAAGTGCCGCTGGACAACGAGTTCCGAAGCAAGGATCGTATGTAATCTTCGACCAATCCAATCCGGTAGAGATATCTGAATTACTGCAAGCCATTAATTCACCAAAAAATAAAAGAGGTAAAGACGTCCGTGTTATCATTGGGACAAGACGAATTGAACAAGGAATTACATTCAAGCACGTTCGACAAATTCACATTCTCACTCCTTGGTGGAACATGAATCGAAATAAACAAATTATTGGAAGAGGAAGTCGCACGCTGTCCCACGCGAATTTACCTCAACGAGAACGGAATGTGACAGTGTTCTTTCACGTTGGTATTGGAAAAAATAAAACACATTCTCCAGACGTTCATACGTACGAGAGAGCCCTAGAAAAGCAACGCCTTATACAAGAGGTCGAAGACGTTTTGCGGAAAAATAGTATCGACTGTAATACCTTTTCACACAACAATCAATATACGCGAAAGGCTATGTCCATCATTGACAGCCACGGCAGGAAGCGGGCCGTTGAAGCTGTAGACATTGTTACTGAAGATGTGAATTACATGTGTATGCACAAGGCCGATGGGACACAGCCGTTCATAATGTCTGCGGAACTCACACCAAAAGTCAAACAACTTTATCGAATAGTGAAGAAAACATTGTTTCCGAGTAAACAGTATGTACTATCTAAAGAGCAGATGGTGCGCAGAATGACAAACGTGTGCAACACAAATAGAATACCTCTCAAATTAATTCCATTTACTTTACATCATATAATTCATTCAGATTTGCCTATTTACTCAGGTAATGGTGAAGGGCGGTTATCATTTGTAGATGGCTACTATACTTTTATTCCGCTATGGATGTCGACTGGAGATCTCCGCTATGTACCACTCATTTATCGAACCATCGCCCCCCCAAATCCCAATGTTTATTCCAAAAGTTTACGCGGTCTCAGATCGATAATGGCTCAGGAAATTAATGAAAACATAACACAGTTGTCCATAGCCTTAAAAGGAGTTAGCAATCACATCATTTCGCAATACAGTAATGATGTCTACACAAAAAAACATATAAAACTATTTACAATGCATCGACAGATGATGCTCATTGATGAAATGGATACCGTAGATCGCATTGAGTTATTTCATCAGTGGAGGGGAGAGAAACTTGACGAGCCCACACATAAAATTGTCTCAGGATATTTTGGTACAGCCGAAGAACCTTCCTTTGTGGATAAACATGTTTCGAAAGTGGTCCTCAATGGGTCCCAATACTTTCGTTTAATGGGCTCAAATGGGAGTTTTGAAATATTTAAGAACAAAGAGAAAGTAGCGCTATCAAATCGAGCTAGTCAAATCATAAGAGCAAGCTTTCCAGTTGACCCAGTATTTAATCTCGAGACAGTCACGGCACAATATGTTGGATTTCGTTCCTATACAAGGAGGGGGTCGAAAACTGTGTTTAAAATTGTGTCCGAGGATTCATATTCGAAACACAAAAATCGGAAAAGTGGATGCACCTGCAAAGCATCCGGATTAGGCAGAAAGAATGTGGTGGTTTCATTACTTTCTACTTTAAAGACCATATTAACCGGAAAACGTTCGACACAAAAGTACGACAAAATTCATCAAAGTTCAAAGCACGTATTGAAAAAGCGCACCGTGTGTGAGGAGTTAGAGTTATTATTTAGGACGATTAAGCACAAAGATGTTTCTTTTGGATCTTTACGAAAATATACCTCCACATCAATATAAAAAAAATGAAACTGTATACTATACATACATCAGGTCGTAACCATGTTTCATTCTCAAGTCTTTAAAACGTCTATTGCAGTGAGCTTGAAAAATTGTACGTCTATTGACGAAACAATCAAACGAGAGGTACAGCGGATTGAAGGGACGTGTATTTCTACAGGATACGTTAAGCCAGAGAGCGTGAAAATACTGTCACGAAGTATAGGTACGACTCACGCAATAAACACTTCGGGAAACATATACTACGATGTTGTGTGTTCGGCAGATGTGTTTAATCCGCGGGCTGGGGATTCTTTATCCTGTATTGTTGAAAAGGTAAACAAGCTTGGTGTGATGGCTCACGGTACAGATGATTTGCCCGTGTGTGTCATCATCGCTCGCCAGCATCACAACGACACTTTCCGAGAATGTACTCCGTCAGATGTCATTGACTGTGAAATTATTGGGTCTAGATTTAAAATTAAGGATCGGGAAATTCAAGTGATTGCTAAAATGAAGTGATAAAATGTTGCGTTGTTTTGAATGTGCGTGCAGGCTCCCTCATGGACCCATTACACAATCTGTCAATTAGAAATGGGAAAGTGAATCATGGCTTTGGCTTTGGTTTTAATTTTTTTCTTTTGGATGCTTCATTTTATTCCAAATTATTCTATGCGTATAATTGAAGAAACGTTATAATCAGGAATTAAAATACCCGCAATTTTCTTCTCCGTGTTTTAGGCGACGCAAAATGGTGTATAGGATTCGTGAAGATAGTAAGTAGCCAAAACTTTAATAAATTTTTTACGTTCTATTGATAATACCACTATGATAAATATATTGAAAAAAAAATCTTGATTATTAATACAACATAAATATTTTCAAATGTCTGAATCTTTAAATATGCAACAGTTGAAAAATTTAAAGGAAGTGGCGCGGCAATTAGGGGCTACGGGTATGACAGCATCACAGAGTACAGCGGTAACTGACACTAGTTTTACTTTATCGGTACAAGCGGAGGATGTGATGCTGTCATATCCTACACCAACGCATGAATTTAGAGCGGAGACGGACCTCGACCCCATTCATTATAATATGAACAACGGCGTCGGCGCTATTATTTCTCCTCAATCTTTGAGTAATGATGGGAGGTTGATGGTGGTGGGATTTCCCAACCATTCGAGTTCCCATTTCCACGTATATGAAAAACTATATAATCGCAACAGTCACAACTTCAACCTAATTTATACCAGTCAAAGCATCATCACTTTAAACAATAGCAAGTTCGGCAGTAGTATTGCGATGAATAAGGATGGTTCATTGATAGCGGTTGGTGCACCTGAATATTCGAGCACGAACCGAGGTCTTATAAAAATATATAAAAGAGAGGGCAATCGTTTTACAGAAGCCTCGATGTTGGGGGGCGGTGCCGCCTCGATAATGGGGGATTCTGGTTATTTGTATTTTGGTCATTCACTGGCAATGAGCGCCGATGGCTCAACTTTGATAATTGGTTGCCCACAAACAAACCAAGCACATCCTGGTATTGTATATGTGTACAAGGAGATTGCCGGTACATGGACCAGGCAAAATTGTTTTGCAGCGTTATCTCATAACCCCAACGGTGATTATCTAATGGGAAGTAATAACGGGGGATTATTAGGTTGGAGTGTATCGGTGAGCGCCGACGGTAAAACTTTTGCGGTAGTTAGTAAAAGGCATGATTCGACAAATAAAGGTGCTGTACATGTTTATACATTTAATGATAATACTGATAAATATGAGCTAGTCGGGTCGAGAATCGATGGATGGGAAAATGACAAAGAAGTCAATCATTGTTCGTTGAGTGCTGACGGGACTATTGTTGCGTTATCTTCTAAAGACTCCCAGGGCGGTACTGGTTATGCGGCGGGGAAGGTAAAGGTGTTAGAGTTGAGTGATGGACAATGGGTTTCTCGAGCCGACATTACAGGGATTGTTACTTATAGTGTTGGAGAGGAGTTCGGTAGCTCTATTTCATTAAGTGCCGATGGTAATATTCTTTCGATTGGC